CTCCAGTATTAGCTTCACCATAGAATGCTTCTCTTCCAGTAGAAGCAAGATTCATAGCATTATAATTAGAACGCATAAAAAAAGGGGCCGAAACCCCCTTTTTTTGGTTATACTATAACGTATAAATTACATCAGATTAGCAATCTTGAATGAACGATAATAATAATTGGCTTTTGATGTTAATGCACCCAGACCTTGAGTTAATCCCTCAGCAAATGGATTAGCAACTAATCCATAGCGGGTCTTAAAACCAATCTTAGGTTGGAATGTTCCAGTATCAACAGCACGAACCATTTGTAATGGAACATATGGACAATAGAAAAGTCCAGCATCATAAGCATTAGTTCCCTTATATCCTACTACTGCGAATTCGCTAGTAGAACCGGCTGGGAAATATGGATCAATAAAGACTTTAATACGACCAAACATAGTACCAGCAAAAGTATTACCAGTATCATCTACTGCTAAATTAACTTGTCCTTGTAGTGCTGAGCTATAGTCTAATAGACCTGCCATAGCAAACGCACTTGCTACATCACTAGAACAAATCATAATATTACCTTTTCCACGACGGGTTGTTTTGGCAATATAATTAGCTTCACGTTCAATTTGGAAAGCTAAACCCTTAACCTTTTCCACCATCCAACGACCGTTAGAATCGGTATCAAGATTGAATGTTCCAGCAGTAGTAACACCAACTTGAGCACCTTGCTTAGAAGTCATATAGATAGTACGAATAACTTCGCGGTTAATTTCAGCAAGAATTTCTGAACTTAGAATATTAGCTAGTTCAGTTTCGGCATCTAATCCATGAACTGCTTTAAGGTCTTGGGCCAATTCCATTGAATATTCTGCCTTTAAAGCACGAGTCTTGGCAGTTACGGTGACTTTCTCAATTGAGAATGCCATTTCTGAGAAATCTGGACCAGAACCATCGCCCAAAGCTTCGGCAGAAGCAGTAGCCATAGCAACACCAGGAGTAACATTTGCAACAGCAAATGTATTACCCGTAGTAGTAGTAGTTTCCATGGCAAGAGCATATTGTGCTGCTTTATTACCAGTAAAACCAGTATTAGCTTCACCATAGAATGCTTCACTTCCAGTAGAAGCAAGATTCATAGCATTATAATTAGAACGCATAGCAAAAATAAGTCCGGTTGGGCCGGTCATAGGTTGTACACCGCAAACATCGTATGCGATTAGATTAGGTAAAGATCGACGAACTAAAGAAATTAGAATAGGATCAAAACCAGCAACGGGACCAGAAGCAGAAGCAGAACCAGTTAAACCACCATAGGTAGAGTTAGTTGGTGCAGCTTCAAATAGAATTTGACCAGCCTTTTGCATTTCAACCGCTTGGTTTTCTAGAATAACAGCAGTTACGGCCTTGCGATAAGGATCTTTAATTGCAGGAAGATCGGGATGATCTAGTACACCAGCCCATTTAGTTTGTAGATTTTCGGAAAGATACATTAAATTGTCTCCAAATATTGTTTTTTAAATTTTTGTTTTAGAAATTGCTTGAGTTACTGCCGCAACAAATGGATCAACATAAGTTGTATTTGTCTTAGAAGTATCTTCTTCCCAATGTTCATTCAAATGAGTTTCGGTAACTTTTTTGACTGTAGTGGGAAAATAATTCTCACGAATTGTTTCAAGTTTTTCAATGTATTCTTCCTCTGTGGAATAATTAATGCTTTCTGCAAGCGATTTAATTTTTTCAACTTGAGTATCGGTGAGTCCATCACATACTGCATGAACCAAGTTCTCTTTTCGAGATTCAACTAATTGCTTACGCATTGCAATTCCAGATTGAATTTCTTCATCTAGTTTTGCTTCTAGTTCTTCTACTTTAGTAGCTAACTCATCAACTAAATTAACCTTATCGGTAGGAACGTCAATATAATGCTCGGCAAATAGATTCTTTAGACCTAGAATAAAATCTTCTGTAATTTCTGCACGAAGACCAGATTCTACAGCAATTGAATTTTCTTCTAGCCATTGTTCAACAACATATGATAGATAATCATCTACCTTAGTTGTTAGTTCTTCTTTTAATTGAGAAATTGCTTCTTCTAGCATAGAAGCATATTCTTCTTCTAATTGTTCTTTGATAGTATTAACTTTATCTAATACACGAGCTTCAAAAATAGTGGTGGCCTTATTTTTGAACTCTTCTGAAATTTGCGCGTCGGAAAATAAAGCAGAAATATCATCAGAATATTCTGTTGATTCTTTTGTGGTGGCAGCAGAAGGTTTTGCAGCAATAGAAGCCTGATTTTGTTTAGAAGTATCTTTAGGATTGATATTCAATTTATTAGAATTATCATCAGGACGTGAATTTGTTGGGGTGGGTCCACCTAAATCTTGGATTTCTCCACCAAGTTTTTGAGGGGGCATTCCTGGGGCTTCTGC